CTTATGCCTTAATGATATATTTGGCTGATACATAGCCAACATATTCTTTTTTAGTGATTGATACTTTGTACCATCTGTCACCTTTAGTATCTTTTGTAACTCCGAGGACATTAATAAGATTGTCTTTATTTAACATCGGATACTCTGGAAGCAACGGATGTTCAGTACCGGGTTTTTTGCGAACATTCAATTTACTTGCAGTTACTTTTCCTACAAATGGATATTTTTTTGTAGTTGTTGCAGCAGGAGTATTAGGATTTTTAATGTTAGATTTTTCTACATACCCTATATATTTTGCAGCGATACGAACCTGATATCTTGTACCAGATTCACCGATGATATCCACAAGATTACCTGCATTAAGTTTAGGATATGTACTTAGCTTAGAAGCTCCTGTAGCGTCTGAGAATACATCTGTTCCATTAGCTGTACAAGAACCTACCCATGCAGTATAAGACGGCTGTACAGGTGCAGTAGATGTTAAAATAGATGTGACAATAGAATAGTCTGGACGACAAAACTTTGTTCCAGGGAGATTTGAATTATAATAACTCTTAGCATAAACTCCACCACCATTTGGAACAATAGAAGAGCCTCCTGAAGTGTTACCTTCAATAGTATAGAATTTATCTCCTTCGACTTTTGTTACTAATCCAGTATGAGCGAATGTGCCATTACGATAGAAGATTACAATGTCTCCTCGCTGTGGATTTGCATACTTTGTGAAGAGATTTCCAAGAGTAGGGCAGTATACATAAGGCCAATGTTTAAGGAGTTTTTTAGCTACATCAAGACCGAATGTTTTCATCATGCACCAACTCACAAACGCTGCACACCAAGCCTGTGCCTGATACTGAGGATATACGTCTCTCCAGTATTTAGTGTAGTTATTGTAACCTGCATTTGCAGTTTTATCATCAAGCTGAGAATTAGATTTCTTCTCTAAATATCCAACCTCATTTTCAGCGCAAGCAATAAGAGCATCAATAGCTTTATCTTTATTCATAGTATCACTTCCTTGTGTAGTTGTTGGTTTGGGAGAGTCTGTAGAAGTAGTAGAAGATTTAGAATAGTCTTTATAGAATACACTTCGATCGGTTTTTGTTGGAATTCCAGGAATGGTTGCCTTACTAGAGTATTGCCATCCAATAACACCAGTAGAAGCAGGAACTCTTAATCTTTCCTGTAATTCACCGGTATCATTATTAGGATATCTTGCTGTCCATACATCGTACTTTTTAGCACCTTCTGGTAGTTGATACTGATACCAAGAATAACCACAGTAAATACCAAATTTATATCCAGCTTTGACAATAATAGCTCTAAACGCTTCGATCATTTTCATCATTAAATTGTCAGATAAATTCTCCTGACATTTATCCTCTATATCAAGAAACACTGGATAATCCAGTTTTCTTTTATTCAATGTTTTAATAACTACATTTGCTTCATTTTTAATCTGAGCAATAGTAGTAGCATAGCTGTATTTATAGACTCCAACAGGAATTTTATTCTCAATACAGCCTTTATAATTAGGTTCGAATGTGCTATCAACAATATTTCCTTTTTCTGTAATTCTTAGGATAGCGAAGCCCATTCCATAACTAGCAACAGTTTTCCAGTCGATGTTTCCATTCCATCTGGAAACATCAATTCCTTTAATTTCTGCCATAATATCAAGCCTCCTTTTAGTCAATAAAAAAGAGAGGCTTTTAATCCTCTCTTTCAAGTTCTTTCAACATATTAAGTTCTGATTCAGAAATAATCTCAAGCGCCCATTCATCTGGCACATAGTTTTTCATTCGCTTACTCATATTATTTTTTCTATAATATTTATTCCAGAAATACAGATTCCCAAGAGCACGAGCTTTATGCATAACACATATATAAGTAGCTTTTGAGTCAGGAGTACCATTCACTTGATAATCATAACCAGAACAATTAGAACATCCTGCAGCTATAGGACAATAGAAACATTCATCTGTACTCTGTGTCCTTCTATCTATTTTTGCCATACAATTAATTCTGCATTTATAACATTCTGTGCATCCTATACCATTATCTACATCACCAATAGAGTACGGTTCTTGCTCTCCATTAAGAGAAGATTCCATATATCTGATACATGGAAATATGCGACCTTGAGGATCGCAAGCAATCATTGAATTACCAACGCCTCCACACCAACTTTGTAAATCATCAGGATCTTTAGGCTGAAAGAAGTCTTCATTATAAAGGGAACAGAAGAAATCACGTTCAAAATCAAAATTCTGTTCCAAGAAATAATCAGATATACGTTTCATTTGATCATAAAGAACAGTTGCATGTACAGGTGTCCAACCCTTTTCATATACACAATTGGCATTGATTTCATCATATCCAAGATCGACCATATGCTTAATAGCATCGTATAGAAAGCTGATATTGCCCGGAGCAATTGTGATCTTGCTTCCCATATGATTTCCACGTTTCATCCAATCTGACGCAGCATCGACAGCTATGTCATAACTTGGACCACCATCTGGAAAAACTCGACAGGAATCATGTAATTCTTTATTCCCATCAATAGTAACTGAGAAAGATAATCTATTGGCCCACTTACGAAGAAATGCTTGTACTTTTTCGTCTCTGTATAAAACACCATTTGAACAAATAGAGAACATAGTTTTCATGGCCCAAGGATGATCCAACTCTATGAGTTTATCCATAATATAAGTACAGATTTGATCTATAAGCTCTATCTCAAGAAAGGGTTCTCCTCCAATGAAATCTACAACCAATCCAGGAGATTTCTCTGGATTGATATAAGATTTAAAACCTTTTTCACCTGATACAACTAAATCAAAGAATTTCTTAGCTGTTTCAAACGACATTCGATTTTTTCCTTTGTGTCCTTGGTAACAATATAGACACGCAAGGTTGCAATCATCAGTTACTTGAAAAGTGATACTCTGTGTTAATATTCTTTGTCCGTCATCGGTTTTTACCTTCTTAGATGGATAAAGTCTAGCTATCTGGTCCGAATATTGTTCTGTCCTTTTCATGCTATTCCCTCTAATTCTGGAATCTCACAATTACATTTAATAGTAATAGTCATTTCGTCAGAATTATTTGGAATAATCCAACTATACTGATGACCTTCGAGGTATTCTGGGATGTATTCCTTTGCCATCTCATTTGCAAGAGCAGCATACTTTCTCTGTAATTCTGCACCACGTTTATTGTAAGACATAAGAGTATCTCCATTGATGAGTTCTAAATCGCTTGGATGTGATTCAATAACTCTCTGTACAATGTCTTTTACGAAGTTTAATTCAAAATTAACTCTTTCAAGCTCTGTAGCTTTTTCTTTATCAACCTTTACGATTATTTTTCTCATATCCTTATATTCCTTTCATTCTTAATTATTTATCAGAAGCTGTTTCCGTTTTTTCTTTAGTTTCTTCTTTAGTTTTTTCTGTTGTTGTTTCAGTGGTCTCAGTAGGAGCTATGGTTTTATCTGTAGCTAATGAGATATTAATAACACTTCTTTCATTGGAGATTTCTTCTGAAATACTTTCAATTTTCATTCCAGTATAATCTTTCTGGGTATTCCCATAAATAATTTTAAAACCTGTTCTATTTTCATCAGTAATCATATCCTTAATAGTGTTTAAAGATTTATCAGAATTGAAGATAGAAATAGTAGCCACGATATTTCTATTCATATCATTTCCCAACCCATCTTTATATCCTTCATATGAATATGTATCGTTAGCACGAGTAATAATTAGTTCTTGTCCATCTTTTAAAATAAGTTTCATAACAATTCCTCCTGTAATTTAAACATGGACCAAAGCATTACACTTTGATCCATGATCCGTTTTGTTTTACAAATATTTTTCCTGATTTACGGGTGATTCGACAGAAACCATTTCCGGTATGGCCTGTTTCATTTGTTCCATCAGGTGATTTAAATGATTGATTTCCTGCTATAGTTTGCGCATTGGTAAGGTAGTAAGAAGAATTTACATAATTACCACTTGGATAATTAGCAGCAGTAGCTGAAGTGTAAACATATCCTGAACCTCCGCCATTATAGCCTTGGTAGTTAGTGCTATCACTATAATCAGAACATGCACCACCGCCATACCATCCACCTCCGCCACCGCCGGAACCATAATTATAATTAGTTCCAGAAGTTGTTGCAGAACCACCTTGACCAAACGAACCATTTGTACCTGCAGCAGTTTGTGTAGCTCCATATCCAGAAGCAGAAGAACCACCAGTAGTTCCACCGCCATATTTTGTTGTAAGCGAATTTTCTGATGATGAACCTCCACCGCCACCAGCGACAATAACTCTAGCATAAAGATCATTTTTTCCTATACGAACATCAGTTGCACCGCCGCCACCTTGTCCATAACTACTATAATTATAAGTTCTTGAACAACCTTTTCCTCCTCCGTTAAATCCACCAGGTGTTTCACCTGTTGAAGTTGTAGCTTCTGGTTGTCCACCAACATAAATATATAAATCCGTAGAATTTTTAGTTAGAGTTATGGTTCCGACAGAATACCCTCCAGCGCCACCATAATAACTACTATATGAACCGCC